CGCCTCGGCAGCCGTTGGCAATACTTATGAGTTGGGGAAGCCCTACTCCATCCGTTCGGTGGCCGACCTCAAGGCGCTCAAGGTGGCCGAGGACAACAACGCCACACTGCTGAAGCATGTGCGTGAGCACTATGACGAGGCGGGTGAAGGCTCTGAGCTGATCATCTATGGCGTAGACAAGGGCAAGACGATGGTCGAGCTTGCCACGAAGGGAGCCAGCGAGGACGAGGCCGGTGAGCTTCGCAAGCTCATCACCCTATGCAAGGGGCGCTTGCGCACTGTGGCCATCGCCCTGGACGCACAGGATGAGCCAGATGCCACCGAGGGCATCGTTGCTGATGTCCTCTCAGCTATCCCCAAGGCACAAGAGACAGCGGTGTACGCCACCGACGTGCTTTACGCCCCCCTCTTCGTCATCCTTGAAGGTCGAGGCTTCAAGCGTCAAGGGCTGAAAGACCTCACCGAGCTCGGGTGTAACCGGGTGGGGGTGTTCGTTGGGGACACCCGCGCAGAAGGCAAGGGTGCAGCCATCGGCTTGCTCACAGGGCGCATCGCCAAGAGTGCCATCCAGCGCAATGTGGGTCGAGTGAGTGATGGCAAGATCGCTGCCGACGCTCTCTACCTCTCCGGACAACCTCTCGAGACTCAGACGGGTGCGGTTGCCGACCTCTACAGCAAGGGCTACATCTGCCCTCGGCAGTATGTCGGTCGTGTCGGCTTCTACTTCTGCGATGATCGCCTAGCCACAAGCCAGGCAGATGACTACGCACACATCACCGCCCGTCGCACCATCGACAAGGCCTACCGCATCGCCTACGATGCTCTGCTGGGCTTCCTGCTCGACGAGCTCGAGCTGCAGAGCGATGGCACGCTCCATCCTGCGGTGGTGCGCAGCTGGGAGCAGGAGATCACAGGTGCGATCGACAGGGCGATGACCGCTAAGGGTGAGCTCTCCTCCGATGAGACCTCGGGCAGTGGCTGTCGCTTCGAGATAGTACCTGGTAATGTCCTCGCCACCTCAATGGTGAAGGCGAAGCTCTCGGTGCGTCCCTTCGGATACGCTCGCTACATCGATGTAGAGCTGGGCTTCACCGCTGTATCATCTAAGTAATTCTACCCCTATGAACATCTACAACGGACGCGAGTACGAGTGGATGAGCATCACACTGCTCCTCGGCGGTCGTCGTGTCACGGGACTTCGTGGCATTGAGTACACCGCCGAGCAAGAGCAGGAGGCTCTCTACGGAGCTGGCAGTCAGCCCATGGCCGTGCAACGCGGTAACATCAAGTACTCCGGAACAATCACGCTAACGGGTAGCGAGTTTCACCTCCTACAGAAGGCTTGCGGGGGAAGCATCCTCGGCGCTTCGACGACCATCGTCGTGTGCTTCGGTGACCCCTCCCAGGGCGATGTCGTACATACCGACACCCTCATTGGCTGCACCTTCTCCAAGGAGGAAGACAAGTGGAAGCAGGGCGACAAGTTCACCGAGTTCGCTATCCCCTTCCTCTTCCTGCGCAAGGAGAGCATCTAAAAGCATTCAAACAACCATTCAATAGCATTCAAATGGAATTCAAGAAAGAGCAGATTGACGCCTGGAAGAAGCAGCATGGCGATATCTACCTCATCACAGTCGAGGATAAGAGCTGCGTGCTGCGCAAGCCTACCCGCCAAGAGCTGAGCTTCGTATCAGGCATCACCGACCCGATGCAGTTCACCGAGACCTTGCTCAAGCAGCTGTGGCTCGGAGGAGACGAGGATATGCAAGAGCGTGACGAGTACTTCCTCGCCATCTCAAGCAAGCTAGACACCGTGCTTAAACTCAAGGAGGCAGAGGTAAAAAAGCTCTAAGGGGTGCGGGTGTCCTGGAGAGCGACCTCGAGGAGCGCAAAACCACGTGGGAGTCATTCATCTTCTACGACACCTACCTCAGGTACTACCTACATCTCGACCCCGACACCCTCCCCGACAACCAATGGGCAGCGTCTATTGCCTGCCTCAACGAGATACGCAAACTAGAAAGCAACAGCAATGCATAACGCCGTAGAGTTTCTTATTGTCCTGAGCGGAAAGCAGCGAGGGCTACAGACGATGCTCCTCAGGGCGCGCCACGACCTCGACGAGGTCGAGCGGCGAGCCAAGCAGGTAAGTCGCAGTGTGGCTCAGGCGTTCAGCTTCTCCAGCTTGCGCAACTCGCTCAGCTCCATCCCTGGCTTTGCCCTGCTCACCAACCCTTACGCTCTGACGGCAGGGGCGGTGACAGGCATTGCCAAGGTGGGGATGGAGGCAGAGTCTACGGCGGTGTCCTTCCGCACGCTGGTAGGTGATATAGATCTAGCAAATAAAAAGCTGGAGGAGCTTTATGACTACGCCACACGTAGCACATTCTCCCGCCTTCAGGTCACGGACAATGCCAAGCTCCTCATGAACTACGGTATTGCCGCCGAGCAGGTCGTTCCGCTGCTTAAGCAGTTGGGCGATATCTCAGGGGGGAATGCCGAGCGCTTGCGCTCGCTTGCCCTCGCCTTCGGGCAGGTCAGCTCTAAGGGTAGGCTTATGGGGCAAGAGGTCATCCAGCTCACCGAGGCGGGCTTCAACCCGCTGCAGGAGCTTGTGAAGATGACGGGCAAGAGCTACCAGGAGCTCCAGGAGATGAGCGAGAAGGGGATGATCACCGCGCAAAACGTAGCGCAGGCAATCGCCCACGCCACAAGCGAGGGTGGACGCTTTCACGGGATGATGGACAACCTGGCGCAGACGGCGTCAGGTCAGTGGAACCAGATGGTGGGTGAAATGACCAACCAGACCATCAAGCTCTACGATGAGCTACGCCCCACCATCATGGAGCTCTTCGGTCTGATCCGTGAATATCTGCCCGTGATCTTTGGCTACTTCCGGCAGTTCTTCGAGCTTCTTGTTGGGGTCATTAAGATCTTGGTGGCATGGCGCAGGGAGATCTTCTTTGGTATTGCAGCGATAAAGATCCTCACCCTCGCTCTCAAGGCAAATCGGATCATTGCCCTGGCTACTACCATCTCCTACCGCGTACTCAACGGGGTGATGATAGCGGTGAAAGCTACCACGATGCTATATTCAGCGGCCTGTGGCATTCTGACGGGAGCGATGACGCCACTAACAGCGGCACAGTGGCTTCTCAACGCTGCTATGGCGTCTAACCCCATCGGCATTGTCATCGTTCTCATCGGTGCGCTCGTGGCCGCCGTCATCTATTGCTGGGTGAAGTTCGCCGAATTCCGCGCCTTCCTCATCAGTATGTGGGATGTCATGAAGAGCTTCGGCACGATCATCCGCGACTATGTCGTAAACGCTGTCAATGAGCTCCTCGATGCCATTGGTAACGTGGGGCGCGCCATAAAGCTCCTCTTCTCAGGTGACTTCAAGGGGGCAGCTGAGGCAGTGGGTAGGGCGGCCGACGGCTTCACACTCACCGACACGAGGCGCAAGGACGCTGAGGCGTGGGCTGGCTTTAAGGGCTGGACAGAGACGTACAATGCCAATCTCGCCATCGAGAAGGCAAAGGACGCTGCCTCCAAGAACCCCATGGATGAGCTCTTCAAGGGCATGAACCTCCCGCAGATGCTTGGGGTGAACAACGGAGGTAGCCAGGGCGACTCGATTGTCTTTGGCGACCCGAAAAAAGCAGGCAAGGGGAAATCAAAGGGGCGAGGTAAGACGGGCGATGCCATCGCCACAGGTGGCACTCGCAACACCCAGATCACAATGAACATAGGTAAGCTCGTGGAGCGCATCAACGTATCAATGATGGACAAAACAGACACGTCAGAGCTAGAGCGTGTTGTCCTCTCTTCCGTGAACCGCGCCCTAGCTATCGCAACAAGCACTGACCGATGACCACTTTTGAACTGGACGAGCTGATACGTCGCCTTCCTTTCCCTCCGCCCTTCCTCTTCGACCACCCACGGGTGCAGGGCGCCGAGGGGACTTCCCCCGAGGTAGCCCCTGCCCTCACGGCAGATGAGCTAGAGGAGGTGCAGAACAACGTGCTGGGGCTTCCTATGGTGTTTCCTCTCTCCCTCGCCCTGGAGGGGGGAGAACCGTGGCTACTCCCCCATGAGGCTCAGATCACGCTGACAGGGCAGCATGTGCTCGTCAAGCGCCAAGTAGCCAAGGGCAAGATCCGTGGCAGCATCAAGGAGCGCTGGTCGCTGGATGACTACATCATCCAGATCGACGGGGTACTCATCGGCGCTGATGGGCGCTATCCCAAGGATGATGTACAGCGCCTGAGGGGCTACTTCGAGGCAGCTAAGGTGTCCGCCTACTGCCCCCTATTGGAGCTCTTTGGCATCACCCGCATCGTGTTTGAGTCATGGGAATTCCCGCACACCCCGGGGGAGGCAAACCAGGCATTCAGCGCCCAAGCTGTGAGTGATGATACGTATAAGCTCCTCCTTACTCGTCGGGATCTAACAAAGTAGCGCGCTATGTACACAATGGCTTATGACATTCAGGTGGGTGGCTACCAGCTCGGCATGCTCGACAAAGTGGAGATACACTCCTCGGTAGAGCTCCTTGCCGATACAGCCAAGATCACGCTCCCCGCCGCCGAGTACAACAAGGCGCTCGACGTCGAGGAGGCGATCCATCGAGGGGATGAGGTGACCATCCGCCTGGGCTACGAGGAGACGGGGCTTGTCACCGAGTTCCGGGGCTATCTGCAGCGCATCGACACGGATAACGGCGATCTCACCCTCACCTGCGAGGATGACCTCTTCCTCTTCCGCAAGCCCCTGAAGGATGCGGTACTCTCCAAGGTGACTCTCTCGAGCTTGCTCACCCGTATCATCAGGGAGATTGGGCTGAGTGTTAAGGTCTCCTGCACCTATTCCTGGACGTATAGCAAGTTTGTCATCAAATCGGCTACAGCGTTCGATGTGCTGAAAAAAGTGCAGGAGGAGTGTGGTGCGGACATCTACCTTAAGGATGGTGTGCTGCATCTGCATGCACCGGGTGAGCATATAGGCAAGGAGCGCCTCTACGACTTCCGCTACAATATCGAGGCGGCCGATCTCACCTACCGCAAGGCCGAAGACAAGAAGTACCTCATCACCGTGCGTGCGCTTCTTCCCGATGGTAAGGTGCGGGAGTTTGAGGTCGGTACTCCTGGGGGAGACAAGATCACCCTCAAGTGCCCTACCTCCGACGAGGTGAGCATGCGTCTGCGTGCTGAGACCGAGCTCCGCCGCCGCACCTTCGATGGTTACGATGGCAGTATCGACACATGGCTCATCCCCGAGTGCCAGGCGGGCGACTCCGTGGAGCTTCACGACCCCGACTACCCCCACAAAGAGGGTACTTACTTCGTGCGATCGGTCACGACGGAGTTCTCCGAAGAGGGGGGCAAGCGTAAGGTGCAGCTGGGCTTTAGACTAAGCTAGAGCGATGGATCAGTATAGAGAGCTTCTGGAGCGTATCTCCCGCGCTGGTGGAGGTAAGCCCACCATCCTCTATCAGGGAATTGTGGCTGAGGTTGCTGATATCACCTGCACAGTTGACATCGATGGACTGAGCGTACCTGACGTGCGCCTACGGGCTTCCACCG